ATTCCGCCATTCCAAGGTTCGAATCCTTGTGCCCCAGCCATTAAATAGCTAATAAATCAAATAATTAACAATTTTTCCAGCTTAATTTTATAGTCTAATATTTAGCCTGTGGCGGTAAAATGGCGGTGAATATTTTTTAATATGGTTTATACTTCGCTTGTTTATTTGCTATTAAATAACCCTTGACATAAAAATACTCTTTCGTTAAATTGGATTTACGTTAGCAAAATCTAACGTCAAGATTAGCCTCTTGATATTTCAACGACGTATAAACCGCGTCAGCGGTATTTTTATGCGTAAAGCTTAGTCAAGCCTTTCTATGGTGGGCTGGGCAAGGGCTCGAAAGAGCGCCGTTTCGTTGAGCGGTAAGGCTAACCTTGTTCAGTTCACCTCCAATGTTTAGCCTCTGCGGTGGTGATTTTTTTAAAATTATCAACGGATAAAATTTTATGAAAAATTCAAACCAAATCAAACAAATTGACACTTCAGAAAACATTATTATTGATTTAAACAATTTTGCAAAAATCGAACAGGCCGAAACCATTGCCCGCGCTTGCATTAACGCACATTCCACACCAGACGATTATATGATTATTATTTGCTGTATTGCTGATTTATTGCATACTGTAGTAAAAGAATCATAATAAATTAGGTGGCTGGATGAGGGAGCCGAAAGGCTCGCCGTTTCGTTGAGCGGTACTGCTAACCTTGTTCAGTTCACCTCGACAATTAGAATAAGTAGAACTCTTTACCCGCCTATACATTGATGCTAATTCAAATAGAAATGAGACAAAGATCGCAATTTCTTTGTACTTCAATTATTTTATAGAAAATTATTTACCTGTTACAATGATTAGCTGGGTAGCAGAGATGAAAGACTCACCAGCTGATCTAGTAAACACATTTTATAGGTGGATAATATGAAAACTGATTTTTCTGAAGTAAAAGAAGTTAAAATAGTTTCTAGTTGCAATCAAGATGGGATAAAAAGAATGAATGAAGAGTTGAAAAATGGTACATGGATTTTATTAGATGTTGTATCTGGAAAATTTGATGATGGGACTCCTTATCAAGAATTCACGTTAGGCAGAATAAAATAATTTTCAGTTTATAAAATAAATATCTATTTGATTTTAAAATAGATATTTATTTTCCTCTTGATAAAAATCATTTAAAAATCTCACCTAAAATAAAAATGTTATTATTAGTCATAACGTTAATTATTTACTCCGATCTTTTTTATAAGTTAAAAACTGAAAAATATTGAAAAGTATTTCATTTATTTCAGTTTTATACGATCCTTTAAGATCCTTTTTGCAATCAGCTTTTATGATTTGTTTTGTAATAAAATTAAACTGAAAAATTTTTTATGATCAAACCTCGTAGGCGGGTGCGGTGTAGCGCCGTTTTTGTCTGTCGATCGATTTTGTCACAGAATTTCTGCGTGTCGAAATTTAATACAAAAAAATCCCGCATAGCGGGCTAGGTGAGGGTGTTGTGTGGTTATTTTGCTATAATTGGCGAGTATTTTTTGTCTAATTTTATTGCGTCTAATTTTACGCTATTGATAGCGGTTGCGTTTGTTGGCGTGGACGTGTTCGGGTGTGTATGATTGGCTGTTAACTCGGCCAATCGCTCCACCAAATCCAGCGTATCTAACATTAGCTGAGAAATGTTTATTTCTCCAGATCCTAACCAAATTGACGGCGCCAATATCTGCTGCTGAACTCCGGCAGCGCTCCTGCGGATAGAGGCGATTTTTTCCTGAATTTCCTGCGCCTCAATATTAATTTGAGATTTAACATTTAAATTATAATTATTGCCGACTGTGATTTTTTTATTGTTGGTAACGTTTAACGTGTAGTCAATGCCAACGTGCTGCACATAATTCGACGCAGTGCCAACGGTGTGATCGTTTAGTGCAATATTGGTTATGGTGTTTGCCGATAGCTGATAATTGCTATAAACGTTCACGTTATAATTCGCGGCAACTGTAGTGGTTTTTGTTGTTGTGTTTTCTGTTGATGAATCTGTATTCAAACAATAGTCGCGGGCGTTATCTGTTATTGTCTGATCACTATTGCGAGTTATATTGCCTACGTTATCAATTTTATTAAAAACCTCTGCACGCTGTTGCAATAAATGCTCGCCTATTTTAACTGCCGGCATGGTTTTGTTGTTTGGGTAAATATTTCTAACAACGGGCTGATCGGGTTTACCGTTAATAAATCCAATTTCCACCTCTGTGCCCTCCTCTGGGTAATGATATGATCCACCCTCAGAACCAATATTAGTGACAGGGAGAGGGACAGCCCTATAAACTGGCGCATCTGTCTCCCTACCGTTTTCATCCAGTAATTGTACGTTTACCGCGTATTTGGGTCTGAATTCGGTTGAGATATCACCTAAATTTGTTTCGTCGGGAATTGATACAACACGCCCTTTTTTTGATAGGTGGTATCCGTCTGCCAATTCCGGAAACTCCCGTTCAATCTGCCTACGGGAGGCGGATTTTTTGCCGGGTTGCGATTCAAATGTGATAGTCATGTTGTCGTTGATTAAATTGACAATAGATATTTTTTTATCGTTTATTTTGGCACCCGGTCGCAACATAGGGACTAACGGAATTTGCACCATGTTAGATCCAGCGGTAGCGCTGGATATATGATTTAGTTTATCGCCCAGATCAACATTTTTGTTATAGAAAAAACTGTCCCGGTAACTGCCGCAATATATTTTACCTGTTGGTGTTTGATAGAACGTGAAATCGGGAATATTAAACGCCCGTCCTATTTCCTGCAACAAATGATAACCCGTTCCAGTGTGTTTAAAATGAGGAATTTTTTTATCTACATAATCAGCATTAGGCAACTCAAACGGTAACCCGTTTTTTTTGGCCAAAAAATCAGTAACATTTTTTAGGGTAGGGTGCTGAAATGAGCAATCGATTTTTTGCTGGTAAACGCCGATTAGTTCTCGGACAAATAATTTTTTAGTGTCTCTGTCTGCGGTCTGTTCGCTCTCAACAAAACCAGTAAAAAAACGCTGTAATTTATTACCGTAACCAATATTAAAAATGGCTACTTTATTTTTAATCAATTCGGTACCTGCTGCGGGTATTGTGATAAATCCGCGCCCGCAGGCATTTAATTCTAACACAATATTACAATCAATAACCCGAAATTGTTTATTATTAATTAATAGATATTTGGTAATTTTCATATGTTAACCCAGCATGTCATTTATTGGCGCTAATACATTTTCCTCGAACCATGTGCGTTCCTCGGTTTCCGATTTTTCCTCCGGCATTTCCTCACCAACGGCATCAACGGTTTGCTCGCCATTTTCCTGCGCTCGCTGCTGTGCCCGCGCCTCCCGTTTTTCTGGTACAGATTTGCGCTCCGATAATGTAAAACTGATTTGCCACGCTAACAGGGTGGAGTGTGGAGCAATCGAAATTTTGCCACTAAAAACGCCCTCCCGTAGATTAATAACGTTCGCTGTAGAGTTCGCAATACGATACAATTTTTTAGCGCCTCCGCGGTCGGTTTGATACGATAATTCAATTAGCCGGCTCAGATGATCTGGTGTCGAATACTCAATTAATCCGCTAATATTCAGTTTTTTAGGTTTAATTCCCTGTTCGCTGCTATTAGTCGATGATGACTGCCCACTCTGATCCTCGTCGGGTAAATCATATTCCGCCGAGATTGACGGGTTTTTTAATATGATTGATTCGCCGTCAAGCGCAAGCACAATGTTATCAACACGTGACGATGCATCGCTTGCATTAGATTCAATTATTGAGTTTTCTATCATGAACTAGATCCAAAATTGGCGTTAGATTTTCGTCAGAAAATGCCAGTAGAAATGTGAAAATATGTTCTGTATTGGGTAATTTATTATTCAAATCAGCCGGCAAACCGTAGAAAAACTGAATATCAATACTGCCGCCAATCAAACCGTGGATATTTTTAGCTATTTTATTTAATGCGGTTTTTTTCTGTTCCGCAAATTTTTTTAGCTGTTCCATAGCGCCGTTTATTGAGGCCGGCGTGTCAGCCTGAGCGGCGCTCAACACCTGATTATTAACAATCGCCCGCGTGTTACCTGACGATAATTGTTTTACCGTTTTTCGATTTGCTGGGTTTGGAATAATCATTTTTGTAGCCTCTAAATCCTGCACTGTTTTAGCTGTTCTGAGCGCTCTCGTTATTTCTGGCAAATCCCAACAATTTGATAACGCGGCTAACTGATTAATAAAATCGGTTTCAGTCACTGAGGAGATCATTATCACCGCAACATAATTAGAGCTATCGATTTTAGTTTTTAGCGCCGCAATAGCCTCGGTGGGTGATAAAAATTTATCATTAGTTAACCTGTACGGCTCAATGACTATTGTTTCAAAACTCATTTGCTGATATTTAGCTAACGAAAATGTTTTATCACGCCACATTTTATAACCCCGGTTTATTTGGCCAATCGATATTTGGCGCCTGATTAACATCAATTCGATTTAACAACACTCGGAATTTTTTCCATTCTGCAAATAATATTTTTTCGTTATCAGTTGCAATATTGGCATCGATCGCGTCCTGCAAATAGTCAATTTGTTCATTTGCATCATTTAGTAACTGTTTTTTCTGTGCTGTTGCAATGTTGATATAGTGCTGTTGCTGTTTATCAGTATCTAAAACCCATTTTTCGCCGTCCCAACTGTCAAATTCACTAGTTGGAGCTAATAACGTGTAATCAGGTGGAATATCGCCTAATTTATTAAAAATATGTTTTTCACCTGTTGCAATGATATATACGGTTTGACCTCGATTATCTGTCGGATACGTCCAGCTATTTTTGATACGAACAATTGCGCAATTTTCATCAACAGGAGTGGGAGCATCTAGGCACGCACTACCCTGAGGGCGTACACCCGCTGGAATAAATTCGTATGTAGCGTCGATATACTCGCCAGTATCAGGATCGTAATTGTAAATTACCGCCCACCCTGCTCGTGTTGTAAATCCTCGTTCATCAAATAACGGTGATTGTGGTTGTAGTTGATATTTCATTATATAAATCTCCAAAATTAAAAATTGTTAAATTATGCAGCTCTGACTATATACATAAACGCGACGTTATGCGGTCGATTCTCGGCGGCAGTGGGTACAACTCGTGACGAATCAAAATACACACCACCAGTGATACCACGATCGATATTAGCCGGTGAATGATCTGAATGTTTTTCAAAATAGCTAAACGCTCCTGTAGCGACTGGCTCTGAGCCGAACGACTCGGATATAGGCGATATCTCACCCCATATTTTGCGGGATGCGTCCCCCTGATAGCTTAATATTTTCCTACCGTTATCAATACCTCTGCCATCGTCTAAACCACGTATAAAAACACCGCGCAAATCGGGCAGATATCCACTAGGGTACATTTTGGCTAATTCGGGATATGCTGTTTTGTCAAATTCCCAGCTGTTGCATTTCAAAAATCCACGCGGCACCTTTGTAATCGGGTACGGTATCGGAACGCCAACCGGCAGATAACGGTTAATATTTGCTGTTGTAATGTTTTCATACCATGATTGCGCTCCGTCTGGTGTTCTACAGCGAATATGTTCGACAGGTATTTTTGACGCGATAGATATAATTTTTTCAATGCTATAATTTTTATTTTCAGTACTATAAACAATCAGCGCTGCTGAATCGTCCCCTGATAAATCCGGGTAATTTGATGTTTTTGTCGCATACCAGCCACTAGGCAATCTATCGTTAGTGTTAATTATTGGAGCGCCAGTCAATGAGCCTAACCCATAATCGCCTGTTTTCAATACTGATTTACCGTTAACAGTCACATTATTAACATATGGGAAATCCCATTCATTTTTTGTAGGGTTGTAGACGAATACGCTAGATCGTTGTTGAGTTTCAGCATTATAAAAAATGTGCGAGTAGTTATCGTTAGATATTTTTAATGCAATCGTGTTGCCGTTTTCAAACGGGAATTTGATGCCGTGTTTAGACGTGGTTAATTGACCAGTCATTGTGTCGCCATTTTTTTTAACGGATTCACCGACCAAATCGCACGCTCGTTTAACAGCTAATGAGGTCGCGGCGGTGTTTTCATCTGTAGAATCAATTTTAGAACTCAAATCATCAGATGTTAGAAATTTTTTTGTATTTATTGTTTTTAGTTTTCCGTTTGCGTCAACTGCTGCAATACGCTCAACATAGTGCCTAATGCCGCCACGTTCATAATTTTTTAAATTAGTGCCTGCGATCAAATCATAATTAACTGTCCATTCGCCGGTCACCGTGCCTGTCAAACAGGCGTCAATATACAATGATTGATTGTTATCAACCGTTACTGATTTTGTGGTTTTATTTTCAACGCGCAGCCCATAAACATACGCCAGCCCAGCCGATACTGTTAACTGATTGTCATTTTTGACCACATTAAAACCGTTCAAAATTATTAATCTATTATATAAATCATAATTAGTTAATCTGATCCGCTCGTCCTCGCCAGCCAATCTGTTTGAATAATCTATCTGCCACGTTTTAGCGTTAACGGTTATTCCTGTAGATTCTGAGGCGTTGTCCATTTCTAGCCATATTGATTCGGTGATTGTGTTTCCCTGTTTCTGACCGGCTGTTTTAATTTTTTTGGTTAAATCAGTGTGCATGACCATACACAACGTATTAGTGTCAGCGTTGACTAGACCAATATAATTAAATGAAAAATCGCCCACATTGGTATCTAAAATAACAGAATAAACAACCGTTCTATCATTTAATAGCCCCGATTGTGTTACTGGCGCTGTGTGTACAATTTGATTGGCGGCTGGCATTTTTTCATTTGTATCAACGTCTGTATTTGAGTTAATTCCCGGCACATTTGCAAAAATGACCTGATCCAATTTAATCGGCTGTGATTTACTCAGTTGTTTTATAAAAAATTTTTCGCCACTTTTGACTATTGCTGTTTTACTCATAATTCCTATGCTCCATAGAACGATTTTAACTCACTAAATCCGCCAGTATTTACAATTATCTGTGTTGCGTGAGTTCGTTTAAAATCAAATTTAGAACCGTTATAATGTTGGTTGTTATTGAAATCACCGCATTTAAACCGCATGGGCTGTACGTGGACGATTTCATAAAAATAGCGCCGACACGTGCGACCGTATTGTCTGATAATATCTGCTAGTAACTCACGATTTTTGGTTAACTGATTATCAGATAGGCGCAGAATAATAACGTCCCAGTCGTAACCCGGTTGACGTTCTAGAATTTGCACGGTACCAATTCCTAAACGCTCAAATATATTTTTAAACCCGATTACCGATCCGCTATCTGCTGCGTTGGCGTACGCGTGTTTGATGCGTTTTCGATATAGTGATAATGATTCCCTATTCAACCGTTTAACATCTCGCTGATAGGCGTATAAAAATAGTATCCGTTCGTCGCACGTCAACGGGTCGAATTGCATAATTGGGAATTTCAACCATTGATATATATTTTCCCAATGCTGTACGGCTGCATTTGCGAGACGTGCGGGATCGCCCTGATTCATCCAAACGGGCAGTTTGATTTTTAATTTCATTCAGCCACCCTAGATCTAACTGTTAGATTGCGCAGGCGTGGAACCTCTAACGCACTGATAATATCGTTAATATTAAATACAATTGAGTGCAATTCCCCAAACTGCTCGTGCATTTCCTCGCACAATTTTGAAATACTGAAACGGGAATAGGCGTTAACCTGTGTGACGTTATAGTCGTTATTTTGACGAAACGCACAGCGTATAAAATGCTCGACATTCGTTAGATATTGAGCCTGATCAAACGGTTGTTGATCACGTTCAAAATAAACCGTGACATCAACATCAATTTTTTTATCAGGCACGGCATAGCAGCGCAAATCGTCCCCGTGACCGCGGTAACCCTGCCCCATAATATAATTGTTAACCGTATCAATAAAATGAGCGGAATCTACACCGTCATTTAATAAAATATACAAATTCGCAGTACCCGGCCCACGTGGAGCATCGTGCACAAAAAACACCTGACGTGTTGATATTCCGGTAATTGTGGTGACAATACCTCGGTATACCGCGTCAGTGTGGTAATGACCAACAAAATTATATTGGTTTTTTGTTCTATCTCGGAGATCATCATCTGATTCAATATTTGCACCCGGTGATACGAGCCAGTTATCGTCGTTAGTGACGGTTACTCCGTCAATCGGATTGACCAAAAAACGATAATAGCCCGCCGCTAGATTATAATTTTCACCCGATCCAACGGCAACAACGGGAATACGCACCGATTCTATACCGGCAGGTATACTGTGCTCCTGTGTTGTTTTTAATTGATATACAACTCCGTTGATTTCCGGCGAGCTAATTAGCGAACCAACCGGGATAACAATAGACTGATTTTTATTTGATTTGGTAAATAATATTTCACCTGCTGCCAGTGTTGCCGGTTTGCGTTCTAAATTAACGGCGTTGGCAAATAGATCTAAAAATTTCCCGGTTGCCGTCATTAGAAACATATTCATTAACACCGTTTCAATAAACACGTTTTTAATCCAAATATACGGCGTTATAACAATTGCTGAGATCAAACGCCAAAACGGCGAATATTTAGATGTGTTGGTGATTAATCCCTCATTTTTAACCAATTCGTTAAATTTGGCTCGCACAGCATTCTCATCAATCGGCATTCCGTTGTCGTTTAGAATTTTTTCAAACATTTTCTTGTAATCAGCCATTAATCGTCACCCCTATTCGTCCAAAATCGTACGTGTCCGCGGTTAGGTATAACCGTTCGGCGGTTTCCTCCCGAATACGAGCGGTACCCGGAATAATTCGGCGATCAGTTTCGACCAATAGAATAATTCTGGTGAACACGTCATAGCGCAACGTAGGAGAGCGCTCCGCTACCAGTTCGGTGGCGAGACCGCTCTCAATGATTGAGTGTTTAATATCCTGCCCAATGCTGTGCTCATTTTTCGTTAAATTTGGCTCAAAACCGTTATTTAATGAAAAATCTCTGTCGATGATTAACAAATCAAAATATTTATCCACTATATACCTCCTGCCACTCGTGCAGTTGTGCTGGAGACATTGGCTGAGCTGTGTTAATTACGACCGATTGAATATTTTTACTGTTGTCGATGTTTTGCGATTTATTATTTTGAATTTCTCTGGATATGCCACCCGCAGCGATATCGGTAACTACTGTGCTCCTAATTGGTGATTTTGCCTCACTGACAGCATCGTCCTCGTCGAGTTTTTCATATTCGAGTAATTTTATGTCAATGCTCGGAATGTAATTTAGCCCCTCAATAATGGTGTTAATTACCGCTATGCCCATGTTTTTAACCTGTTTCCACGTTCGGGTAAACATTTTTATTAGCGAATCCCCAATTGTTGAGAACGACTCTACAAATGAAAAATCTGTAAAAAACTCCACAAAACTATCCCACGCGTCAGTCAAATCATCGACTACAGTAAAAAATATATCGCCGATAAATTCCAACACATCGCACACGGCATCTGATAATTGACTGAATGATGCGATCACGACCTGAATAAATTTAGTGTTTTTTATGCTATCCCATAATTGAGAAACCAGCGATATAATGCCTGAGAATACTGAGACAACAATGTTTTTTAGTCCTATGAATACTGATACCAAAACACCGATCCCGAATTTAATTATTTTCCACAGTAGCAAAAATAGTTTACCGATAAATTTTAATGTGCCGGCGAGCATTTTAAACGCCCACGTTTCACTAAACGCCGCCCACAGCGAACGCACCCGATCGATAACCACGCTAATTGCAGCGCCTATCTGTTTTCTAAATATCCAACAAATTGCTATCACTGCTACAATAGCAATAATAATTAACGTTATCGGTGATAACAGTAATGACATTACCCCGGATATAATGGCAAATATTGCGGCAACACCAGCCAACGACATTAACGCAATTGTGATAATGCCTATCCATTTAGCGATATTTGGGAACATTTCGAGCCATTTGGCAAATTTGCCGATAATGCCGCCGATAGCGTTCATTACAGGCATTAAAACTGGCAACATTGCTCGCCCGATCGTTTCCCTAATATTGTTAAATTGTGCATTAATGCGATCGAGAGGTTTAACGTTTGCCTCGGCCATTTTTTGCATCAATTTAAAATTCTGACCCTGACCGATCAATTTAACGTGTTTGTTTAACTCGTCGGTGTCCCTCGATAGAACGTTAACAATATCAGCGCCGGCACCGAGTGTTTTATTTAACAGCTGCTGCGCCCTAACGTTGCTAGCAAAATTTTTGCCAAATTTGCCCTGAATTTTTGCAATAATATCGGGCATTGATAACATTTTGCCGTTAGCGTCAGAAAATGATAGCCCCAGCTCCCGCCCGGCCTTGCCTAAATTTTTATATAGCGCAGCGTATGAGCCGGCGGCGCCGTTGCCCATGCTTTTGCTGGCCATGCTTAGCACAACCGCCTGCTCGCCCATGCCTACACCTTTGTTGCTGGCAGCCCCTTTAGTACTTTGCATCATGCTCTGTAGCTGCTGGGTTGATACGTTAAAATTTGAATTAGAATAGGCGGCAATACCTGCTGCACTACGAGCAAAATTTAATTGACCGAGTTTTTGAGCAACGCCTTTATGGTTTGACATCATTTGCTCGATGTATGCCGTTGAGGTTTCCAAACTGTCACCGGTCGCCTTCGATAACAAATTCATGGCTGCAACGGCTTGAGGGACATCTTGATCACTAATTCCGACCAGCGCCCCTTTTATTGATGATGCAGAATTAACAAAATCTAGGGCGCTAGTACCGTAATCAGCACTGAATTTTTTTGCCGCTGCTCTCAATTCCTCAATTGACGAGATACCGCCCAAACTTGCTTTTTTTAGCGCTCGATCCATTTCCTCGGCAGGAGAGATTAGGGCGGCCATACTTTTAGCAACGGCAAATAATGCCAGCCCACCGCCGCCAATTCGTTTAAATGAACGGGCAGCGGTCGCATTGAACGATTTAAACTGAGATTGAACTTTTTTGAGCGGTGAGCTAACCCGATCAATTAGTTTAATTGTAAAATCTAGTGATGATGACATGCCCTTACCTAACACCTTTAAACGCCTTGCCGATTCCGTTTGCAACGCTCGCGGTCATTACCTCTGAAAAATGATTATCCAGCCATGCTGCGCGGGCGAGATTTTCGCTACTATCGTCCTCGTTGGGCAGGTAGTAGCGGCGTAGGATTAATAGCTGTTCTAATGAATTTTTTTCAATCCTACCGACTCGCCGATTTAGTTTTTTATTTCGATTTCTAAATCTGGTGCAAACTGTTTAATAATTTTTTCAACAATTTGCAATGCAGCACCAGCATGATTGTCCAAAATTTCGTTTAGCTTCTCTTTGTCTTCCGGTAATACAATTCGACGTAAAAAATTTGTCGCGGGTGCGATTTTGTCCGTCATTGTGATGTCGTTGATGTACGAATTGTACGCTAATTTGTTCGGTTTAAATGTAACATCTATACCGTTAATCGATAATTTAATTTCCATAATCCACCTCTATTTTTCTATTGTTTCTATTGTTTCTACTAAACTGTTGTGACGCAATGCGCAATCAACATAAATACTACGAAATTCAATTAATGCATTTTGAATTGCTAAACGTGAATTATTTTCAATTCTAGGCAACAATTCAGGGCATTTTGTTAACGTGTTTTGTTGATAAAATTTTTTCAAATTCGGCTGATTGTTCATTGAACAACTCGACAAAATCAGCACCAACGCAATGAGAATTAGAACTGCTGCTAATGGTCGCCGTTTTTTTGTGATTTTGCGTTTCATGCGATTTTACCAACTGTAATTTTTTTTCTAAATCATGCGATTTTTCATTGATTGTTAATTGTTTCTGTTTTGTTTCGTTATCTATTTTTTTTATTTGTGCTAATGTCTGACTGTCGTATCGCAATGATGAAAAATAGACACCAAAAACAACAATAACAAATGCAATAATCGCTGTCGTTTTTTTATCCATTTGTTCCCCAGCGGGCGGTGGTTTCTCTTACGTCAATGTGAGTAAATGCACGATAACGACCAATGCCGAATTTATCCGTATATTTGGATTCGAGATAATTAGCCACCTGTTCAGGAGAAACATTTTTCACCCGGATATCAGCGGCGTTACCAAGCACATGCTGACTGTGTGGTTTACCGCCTACCGCCCGATTGTGATGCTCACAACGGCAACCGCTATTAATGATAACGGGCGCATTAAAATGACCGCGGACATCCTCCAAAACATCGATTAAATGCTGATTGATATCACTAAAACCACAGCCGCATTTGCAGGCAAATTCTGAACGTTTAAAATGTGTTGATAAATTCATTAATTAGTCCTGTTTATTTTTTTTATCTAGATAGTTAATAACGACCCACTCGATAAATGAGTGCCCCAAAATTCCCAATAACGCGGCCACGCCCACTACAACTATTTGTGAGGCGTTAGGATGTGGGATCATCACTAACCCCGCTATCAGTGACGAGCCGGTACCGAGTAGTGCACGCCCGGTAACTTTGCGCCACGTAATTGCCTCGTCACCCGCTAGCAATTTTGCAATACCGAGCATAAACCCGATTAGCCCGATTTTTACTAATAATTTTTCATCATCGGTCATTATTAAAATCCGTTAATTATTCAATAAATTGCGTGTATCAGTAGCTGATAAATACGGCACGCCGTTGATGCTGACAAAATCTGCTGACGTCACAAAATAATCGATTGTGTGTGTTGTTTCATCGTCACTGGATTTGTCGGCGTTTAGCAGATCTGATATTTTTAATTTGCACCCAAATGCCTCGATTTTTTGCTCCTCGTCACTCGTATTCGCATAAAACATAAAATCAGTAACAGGCATACCACGAAACGATCCGGCACTACGGGCAATATCAATTAATTTATTAAAATATTTGCTGGTAACAGTGATCGCGCCCTCGGCTGACACCGACCCGGAGACGTAGCCGTCAGGGATGCCGTTTGTAGCGGCCACAGCGCTATTGTCGGTGATTGTCAGGGTAACGCTTTTAACCTGAATTAGTTCACCGCCTAGGTTTATATCAAATGATTTACCTGTAATTCTAGAACCCATTTTTTACCTCAATTTAATTATTTATCTAATGACGCATCGAGCATTAAACTAATTGTTATTTGCAGCGGAATATCACGAGTACGTACAACCACGTAAATATCTACAATTTTTTGTGTTTTCCACGTTATGACGATATCGCCGTCATGTGGTTTTTTAACCTCGCCCGGGAACTCAATACCATTAATTTGAGTGGTGATGCACATCTCCCTCATTGGTTTTGAGAAATATTGCTGATGTACTGCTATCGAATTAGCCGAGCTGTTAAATGAGGCATCTGCTATTTTAGCGATTGCTAATAATCGAATTTTACGAGCAACCTTATCAATGACTCGCACGGTTTCCGCCGATTGATAGTCTCCGCCCTCGACGTCCAGCGTTCTATCGTCAGCCCAGTAAATACCGTCGTAATCTAGGTACCACATCGGCACACTAAAACGATTTGCATTTAGGGTTTGTAACGTGGCTAACGGCAATTCAACACCTGAGGCATCAACGGGTAACGAATTACGACCTAGATTGCTAACCGCGCCTGTTTTTACTCGCGCTAACGCATCAGCAATCGTTACCGAGCGATTACACGCACGACCAGCATTAACAAACGGCTCATTACCCCACAGCATTGGGACGAGAGTAATTGCATAATCTGCAATTCCCGATTGCAGGGACGCTAAACGGGATTCATATTTCGACCAGCTCTCCTTTGCCTGAATTCCCTCAATGCCTAAAATAAATCTAACCCAACGACCATATTTTGCGATTAGATTTTTTCGTAATGAAATAGCATTATTAATATCCGATTTATTATTGACGTTTTCAGCATACACTACAGCCTCAAACGACCCGATTTTTTGCGCCTGCAGCACAGCGTCTGTCCAATCCTGACCGTCATTTAATATAGCCACGCTGGCAAACCAGTTTTGCCCGGCATTTTCACGTGCCGCCAATAAACCATTTTTTAGTCGGCTATCATCATTACCCAGCACGCGATTTAGATCAGTTTGCGCATTTATCGATATAATTTTCCCTTTGCTTTTACTGGCATTACCAATAAATAGATATCGGCGTTCCACCTCGTCGGTTTCGCCCTGTAATAAATTTAATTGATTGATTGTAATTGTTGGCCAAGTCATTATTTTTTACCTCTGTTGCCACCATAATTTATATTTCGTAATTCGCGTTTAATTGATTTCATAAAATCATTTTCACTAATACCTAAAAATTCGCGTTCTGGGATTTTTACAACCCAATTGTTTTTTTCTGGTAATTCGAGCATATTACGAATTGTTATACCTGCCTGAGCCTCACTCAAATTTGTTTTTAACCATTTAACAGATGATCGAATCGGTTTTTTATTTTTTGAATGTGTATGTCCTAATTTTCGTAACCGCCTGATTTGTCGCTCAGTAATAGATCCTATAGCTGTGTTTTGGGTCTGGTTATCAAACTGGTTTTTGTTTTGAGTGACGCTTAATCCCTCCTGTTGCGTTTTGGCAACAACACCGACCGGGATCGTTTTTGTGGATGAACTTTTATAAACCCCGGTAAAATACGCCTTACCCTCGTTTGAGCTGGATTTAATCACAATGTTTTTTGTGATTTTGCTCAATAATTTAGCCCTTCGTTTGCTCTGGCGTTTATCAAATTTTGCACCCTCAGGTGTTTTTTGGCGTTTAATGTTGCGTTCAGTCGCCGCCAATACGCCATTTTTCATAATACGATAGAGCAATTTGCGGCGTTTCTCAGGCGGTAAATTCATTCGTTCTATCTCAGAACGCAAATGATTTAGCTGCGATTTATTTAACTCGCCACTAATTTGCATTTATATTCACCTCGTCAGGGTGCGCCCAAATATCGGTTTTGCCTAATTGATAACGGCGCCCGTTGTGAGGTATCGAGCCGGCCTCGTCTGCAATTAGTGTTATTTCCTCAAACAGCGGTACCGAAATCATTAGGTACGCGGTCTGCTCGTCGTTTTCTGATACATCAATATCTGGATTGATACTGTCAAAACGTTCATCGTTACTGGTTTTGTTTTCCAGCCAAGCCATAACTAATGCAAAAACCAAACACGGATCGTACGTTCGATACGGGAAATCATCGAACGTGATTACGGCATCGTATTTTAATTTTGCACACCGCAACTGCCGTGCTGGGCTGTCAGTTATGAGGCTGAAACTGCGGTCAATTTCTAAATTGTCCATGAACGATGCAAATTTTTGCCCTCTAAAAATAGGCTCCGGCAAATTCGTTTTTAAAAACGTTGTTAATTCATGTATCAAACTCATATTAAATAAACCCCGCATCGACGTAATCCCAGCAATTTCCGAATCTCTCTGGCGCTCTCTGCGAGTAGTGCAGTACGAGTTTGTTTTTCGCTCTCACTAATTTTATTTTCACGACTGGATATGCTGACAAACTCACCAATCAGATCAGATTTGGCTCTGGCAAAAACGGCTTTTTTATAAATAATCACTGTTGATGACACCTGATCAACGCTGATTACTCCGCAGTCGTTTGCGGTTGTGATACCTGCTGATAACTGCTGATTTTTGTATTGTTCTAACGTTAAATTAATTTCAACCACAGCAGACACAATTGCGTCTCGTAATAACTGATGATTAATGTTTGGCGACATAGATCGCTCTGTTTGGAATTCAGATAATGTCAAATCAGGCCAAAACCCGTCATTTTTAATAATAGTTGATGATTGACTAAAATCCTGTCCGCTGAACATAAAACCCTCGTTTAAAATAGCGCCCGTACGCAAATTTTGAATATCAGCAAAATCAATGCGTAATCCTCATTTGCTGGGCGCTGGTGGTTGCGTGTAGTCTGTTATTTGTTTAATGCGTTAATTCGCTGTTCAATATTCTGTAACATGGTTTTTACACCAATATTCGCATAAATCCACTGCGCCTGCTCCAGTAGTTCTTTTGCCTGATTTAATGTGTCAATGCTATCTACTGCGGTCGCTCTCGGCGTGCCGTTTTCATCTCTGAGCAAATATAAACCGGCGAATTTATACCATGCGGCTTTATCAGATTCATATATTCGCCATTTAGTTTTTATTAATTCAAACACTCGGCTAAAATATGGCTCGATTGAATGACCGTTAGCGGCGGTGGTTTCTACCCAATCAAATACCGATTTAGCAACAAATCCGGGCAATTTCATACCCCAATTTTTAGGCGTGTTTTGGTTTTGCTCAATTGCAATTTCAGCCCAATCTAATGCATGATCTAATTGGCCTGTGTCAAATAACCAAACAATACACCACACAAAAATTGGGTTAGGGTAGATCTGTCCAACCTGCAAATATTGCTCGGCTTTAGGTAGCCATTTTGGCAATATTACCTCTGATTTGTATTTAATCCGTTCGGTCATATCATCACCGAACGTGCGTAAATATTCGATGTCTCGTTCCAGTTCTGGGATCACAATGTGTAAACTGGTTTCCGAATCAACAAAATTTTGTTTTTTTTGTTGCATCTCGGTCATTTTTATTCGGTGCTGTTGAAATGGCGATAAAATAACGCTCATAAATTACCTCATGCGCCGCCAAAAAATGGCGGCATTTTAAAATCAAACGAGTGTGATTGCGCTTTCATCAATAGCTACGTACATTTCTGGGATGCCCAGCGCGTACCCTTCATTGCGCCAATATTTATTTTCAAACTGTTTACGATCCTGTACGTCCTCTGCGGCGCGTTTGCGGGTGCCCTTTTGCGTGTAAAGATGCAAATTTTTCAGGGTTGTGGCCGCAATACGCATACCCGGCATATACGGAGGAACGATTGCTCTTTTACCGGCAACAATGGTGTCGAGCTGGGCTGCTGCTAGGTTTTCTGTTGGCGTGTCGGCTTTGCCATATAACCTAAATTGTTCCGCCGCCAACAACTCACTACCAACTAAAAGCACAACTTCAGGATCATTGCGGTACTCTATTGGTAAATGATTTACCACATCTGATCCCATAGCGTCTAATGTTGCGTATGTGCCGCCAGCGCCCAGCGTTACAGGATCGGTTAAAACCTGTGACCCGCCCTTCCATTCTTTGGCGATTTGGTGCCAGCCTTTATTTACATCCTCGCCATTTGGGTACGTATCAGGATCTGTTGTTTCGGCAGCATGTGTACCATTAAAACCTACTCTAATCATATCCAGCGCAAATTGTTTATCCATGAATTCCTGCATCATGCGGAAAAACTGGCCTTCATTACCTGAATTAGCCCAAACGCTCAGCGTTGCCCAATCTAATGCAGCGCATGAGTCAGTCTCTTTCAACGTGTAAATATTTCCGTCGACCCCGAGCTTTCGGCAAAATCGACCGCCCGCTTTTCGACCGGTTAATAATTGCGATGTTCCCGTAATAATTACTTGTCCCGATAGCTGATCAACATCGTTACACGTAATCATTTGTAAAAACTCGTGGCTAAACATGATCGCCTCACGCAATCTAATGTCCATAGGGTTTGATAGTGAAAATTGTTTAGCTACATTTGCAACACCGGATTGTTGTGCCAGTGCTGTGCAATATTTCTGTAAAAGAACTTCTGCTTGTTGATTTAACATGTATTTACCTTTTATTCATTAGTGCAAATCAATACCGAATTTTTGTTGACCAATACCGGGTTTCGTACCGACTGGCGTTTTCATCAATGCATTAAATTGATTTGTCAATGCGGTGTTTTGGGCTTTTAGTTGGGCGACTTCTTCTTTTATTTTTGAAAATTCAGCGTCACCAGCAACGTCCTGCGCATCCTCTAATTTTTTTTCGGTGTCCTCTGCGTTTGTTTGAATTTCTTCAGCCGTTTTTTGAGCCGCTGCGGTGTTTCCGTTTGCTAATTGTTCCTGTAGCTGATTAATCTGCTCCTGCTGCTCTGCATTTAATTGGCGAGCCGCTGCCAGTTCGGCCAATAGTGCGTCAATATCTTCTTGTGTCATGCTGTATTTCTCTCTGTTAATGAGTTTTAATAAATTAATATTTTGTTTCGGTTTGCTGATATCATTATTACCAAACAGCAAAACGGGAGCCGTTCGAAAACCGTTTTTATTGGTTGAAAACGATAGCCTAGACAATCCTGTACTGGCAGGTTGGTCGGTAGCGGCCAAACCGACGAGGTAAAACTCGCCTTCCTCTGGAAAATCGGGTAAAACCTCAACTGACGAGTAGATTTTTTGCTCCTGCTCATTCATTGATTGCAAAATGGCATTTGCACGTAGACGAGCTAATAATCGTAATTTGCCGTTTTTTTCCTCTAGCGTTAATTCCTCAATTGTGCCGAGATTGGCAGAAAATTGACGCCAAACGGGATCATCGTGTTCACACCAGATCAGCGCCTGATATAATTCAGGACTATAGTTTTTTGCCATGCTCTCTAACCATTCACGTTTAATTTCTCTCCCGTCAATAGTTTTTCCCTCCTGAGCGATGCATAACCAATTGCTGATTTTGATTTCCTGTGCCATAAAATTTAATTGAAATGTTTAAATGATGTGCGTATGTTAACTGTTGATTATCTCGTTTGCACCTAACGCATTTCGGATATAAACCCTTTTCCGAAAAGGGTTTGATGCATGCTTCATGTGATTACTAGACAATAGTCACATGAGATACAAACCTGAATTAATAAAAGCAGCTCAGGCGCTTTATTTAAAACGATATACACCCAAAGAAATTGCCAAATCGTTGCATTTAAAAAATGTGAGGATCGTTTACTACTGGGCGGAAAAATATAAATGGGCGCTGCTGTTGAGTGAAGAATCAATCGAGGAAGCCATTAATAGACGTTTAGCGTTATTAATTGGTCGTGATAATAAAACAGAACTCGAATTAAAAGAGATCGATAATCTAGTCATTCAGCATGTAAAAATAGCTAAAACTCGAATTAATGCCCACCCTAAAAATGAGTTATCACCAATTAACAGCGGAGTGACTGAGACTGTTACAGGTAACCAAAATCTACAACAATTAAACGAAAAACCCGGGAAAAAACCACAGCGCAAGCGGAAAAATGATATTTCAAGCATAACATCTACACAACTCGAAGACGTTGCTAAAACGTTGTTATATCCGCATCAGATTTATGTTAGAGACCACAAAAACGCCTCTCGTTACCGATTTATTTTAAAAAGTCGTCAAATCGGTTTTACATTTTATTTTGCATTTGAGGCGTTCGAGGATGCAATATTAACGGGCAATAATCAAATTTTTGTTTCATCATCCAAAGCGCAAGCCCGTGTATTTTCAATGTACATTAAAAGAATTGCAGACGAATTTTTTAATGTTGAAATCAAAGGCGGCGACATTATTACGCTAAGTAATCATGCCAATTTGATTTTATGCGCCAACAACGTGAGCACAGCGCAAAGTTATAGCGGTAATGTATATTTTGACGAAGTTTTCTGGATGTCAAAATTCATTGATTTGTACACAGGCGCAAAGGGTATGGCGACTCTCGGCGATTTCCGAATAACGTTATTTTCAACACCAAGCACCAAAGATCACCCGTGTTATAAATTATGGTCAGGCGAGGAATGGAAGAACGGATCGCCCAAACGTAAACATATCGATTTCCCTAATGATCAATCGTTACGAATGAACGGCACCGTATGCCCTGATAGATTTTGGCGTTTATTAATCACAATGGAAGACGCCATAAACCTAGGATTTGATAAAGTCGACATTGACGATCTCAGGGAATCAAACAGCGCGCAGGCGTTTAAAATCCTGTACTGTTGCGAGTTTGCCGAGAGCGGGAAAAGTATTTTTAATTTCGAAAAACTACAAAAATGCATTACTGACGCCACCAAGTGGCGAGATTTGGATTTGAAATCAGATAGACCTTTCGTCAATCGTGAGGTATGGGCTGGTTTTGATCCGAGTCGCACTCGTGATAATGCAACATTTGTATTAGTTGCGCCACCGTTACACCCTGATGAAAAATTTAGAGTAATTGCCGTTTATCAATGGCGAGGTATGAATTTTAAATATATGGCCAATGAAATAAGAAAAATCAAATCGAAATTCAATATTACCTATATTGGTATTGATATAACGGGTATCGGGTACGGTGTTTATGAGCACGTTATAGAGTTTGCTCGGCGTGAGGTGCGTGACATTCATTATAACGTAAACATTAAAAATCAATTGGTTTTAAAAATGGTGGATGTCGTAGAGGAGGAACGCATCGAGTGGGACGAGGAACAAAAAACATTAATTACCGCGTTTATGTCAATCGAACAGCAAACCACCGCAAAATCAAACCAAATCACCTACGCCGCCAGCAGAACTGAAACAACAGGCCACGCAGACGAATTTTTTGCCATTGCTCATGCGGTATTCAATGAGCCACTAAACAATACTAAAAAACGCAATTCTAAATGGGTATTACCAAAATGATTAAATTTTTCCAGTTTAAAAAAACAAAAAAATCACTGAAAACAACCCAGTTAAGTTCAATAACATTTGAACGACCTGAAACAGTATTAACCGATCTAACGTATTATTACAATGCGCGTAATGATTATGAAAGCGATTGCTATGTTATCCCTGTTGATAGGCTAGCCCTATCTCAATTACCCAATATTAATCCACAGCATGGCGGGATTGTACAGGCTCGGAGAAATATGTTATTGAGCACGTATAAAAGTGGGGGACTCACTAAAATGCAGGCGATGTCGGCATTTTTAGATTTAATTATATTTGGTGATTGTTACCTGTTAAAACTACGTAACGCGTTTGGCAACGTGGTCGCGTTAGAGCCGTTGATGTCATTGTATATCAGGGCGCAAAAAAATGACGATGAAAACGAAATCACAGGGTGGGTATTTCCAAATAAACACGAAACTATTATTTACCCGGTTGAGGACGTGATCCAAGTTGGGCTGCCGGATACTCAGCAGAAAGTGTACGGGTTGCCGGATTATCTGGGAGGCGTTAACGGAGCAATGTTAAACAGCGAGGCCACCATGTTCCGGCGCCGTTATTATAACAATGGCGCGCACATGGGCTATATTTTTTATGTTAATGATCCCAATCTATCAGATGAAGTCGAAAACGAAATAAAAGAAAAAATTGAAAGTTCTCGCGGCGTGGGCAATTTTAGAAATATGTTTGTTAATATCCCTGACGGCGGAGAAAAAGCTATTCAACTGATACCCGTTGGCGATCTAAACTCGGCAAAAGACGAGTTTGCTAATATTAAAAATATCACGGCACAAGATCTGCTAAATGCGCATCGTTTCCCAGCCGGGTTGTCTGGCGTAATTCCGGCAAACGGCTCAAATAATGGCGATATTACCAAATTACGCAAAAATTATATGGCGACAGAAACAAAAGTTCTGCAAGATCTGATCATTGACTCAATAAATAGTGATCCTGATATTAATAACTCGCCATTCAAAAACCAACTAATTGTAAATTTTGAGGTTATTACGCCTCCAACTGATTAAAATATGTTATAATTGGCTCGTGTAGATTTCTCCGAGGGATAACATGAGCCGAACCCCATTGCTAACCTGTCCTGAATGTGGCCAAAAAGCTATCATCACCAAAACCGCCCGAACACATAAATTGTTAAATTATCAATATTGTTCGTGTTCAGATCCTGAGTGTGGTTTAACGTTTAGAATTAAATCAGAATTTGACCGGGTATTAAGTCCGAGCGCGAAAGGGTTTGAGCGGTTAAATGCGTATTTAACCAGTCACGGCCAAAATACGCAACTGGCGTTTGATGTGATTAATCCGTGATAACATCCTGAATGTTATCATTTTCTTTCATTTTTAACAGCATTTCATGCAGCATACATAAACCTATTTTAGTATCATTTTCTGACAGTGTTGCATCGATCATTAATCTATTGAGTAATTCCGCCTGTTCTATTTTAATGCTATTTATTGTTATTTGATCCATTATCCAATCCTATTTATACTGTATATATTAACAGTATATTTATAAGTGCGTTTCTGATCAAGCAAAAATTTAAAAATATAGACACATGTTAACTTTTTGTTTTTTATACATAAAACTATGTAAAAAATATGGGATCAATATCACAATTTGGCGGTGAACTGAGCGGGTGTGGAAACTAGTTTACAGGAAAACTAGCCAACCTTTCGGCGACCCACCCAGATCACCTAATTTATTATGATTCTTCGACTACAGTATGCAATAAATCAGCAATACAGCAAATCATAACCATATAATCGTTTGGAGTAGAATGTGCATTAATGCAAGCACGGGCGATTGTTTCTGCCTGTTCGATTTTTGCAAAATTGTTTAATTTGATAATAACGTTTTCTGATGTGTCAACTGGTGTGATTTGGTTTGAATTTTTCATAAGATTTTATCCGTTGATGATTTTTAAATTACCACCACCAAACCTGCTAAAATTTGGAGGTGAACTAAGCAAGGTTAGCAGTACCGCTCAACGAAACGGCGAGCCTTTCGGCTCCCTTACTCAGCCCACCATTGAAAAGGTATGACTAAGCACGCATAAAAATACCGCTGACGCGGTTTATACGTCGTTGAATCAACAAGCTGCTAAACTTGGCACTAGATTTTGCTAGTACTTTTTTAATATATCTCTGTTTTAGTTTTATTGTCAACATATGTATTAATCCTGTTTTTTAAAAACTCCATTCGAAATCAGGAGGCGTACCAATCCATTTTTTACGTAAATCGATTATGCCTAACCGACCGCCAACCCATTTTATTACCAATTTATCGTCAAATTTTAAATCTCGACCCGTTAATAGATAATTTAACTGGTGCTGATTACAATATATTTGATGTTTTTTTAACTCATTAATGACGTTTTGCCGCTGATCGTACCCAGTCGAATTTTTAGACTGCGTACAGTTATTGACAGAACTCCGAGGGTCGCTATCGCTCCTATTTTTAGAGACAATAGCCCATTTGATTAATCGGGTGCAAATAAATGATGCGGCACCAATGATCGGCGCGAATACGCCTCGTATTTTTTTTATTTCCTCCTCAAATTGGTTTTGCTCCTCCTCGTACGAAACTCTGACCGCTATTTTTTGTCGCTCTACTGTTGCGCCTCCCTGTAACTGGGTGTACGCCGCCCAGTCGCCAACATCTGCGGCTGCCAAAACAGGGTCGATTATGTTGTTTTCGACCTGTTGACCGCCTAGTCGTCTGAGTTCACGCCACACCGTAACTGGTGCGCCGCCGATTTGTTGAAACTGTCTAATGCCCCAGCGAGACGCCCACGCCGTCACATTTTTGGCCATGTCCCTGAGATTTTGCCCGGTCTCGTCGTCAACCTCGTTAGCTAATTGATAACCGTCAATATTTTTCGAAACATATTTAGCTATGTAACCAGTTGCAGATCCCTTGGTTGGATCAATATCAACAAATTTAAACCGGTTTTCCTGTGCGCCCGGCTCAAGAGGATCCTCACCTAGCGCATATGTCCTCATAATTAGATTAACTCTATCCCTATCATCTGGGTGCATAAATACTAATATATGCCAGTGCGGCGTACCGTCATGGTGCGGCTCGGCAACTCTAAAACCAAAAATTCTAATTCCCTCGCGGTTGAGTTTGGCTCTAATTTTTGCCCACACGCCACATAGGTATTTTTGTGTATCTCGTGGTGTGCAGGAATTCCAGTTTTTAATAAACCCACCTGAGGCGTGCACAGAGTGATATTTTGACGGTGCAGTTAACGTTATAAATGCGCCTACGTACCCGTATTCGTTGGCGATATCCTCAAAACCGCGCATTCTGATCATGAGCTCACAACGACGAATTGCTGGGTTGGCGTTCGATTTATCAACCTGTAAAACCAGCTCGAATTGTTCGCCAGTGTCTACGTTTTCGATGCATTGATTTTTTAACCATTCTCGATTTTTTCGTTTTTGCTCTCGCCATTCGCCAACACAGGTGCGGCTGGCGTATGGGCTGGCTGATTTTTGCACCTGCCCGGCAGCGATTGCTAAATGCTCGCGTTGAAATGCCCATTGACGTTTTAATTTATTTTGCCACCATTTGGCGTCCGATAATTTTGCGAGAGCAATAACTATTTGATGATTAGTGATTTTGTCCTGTTGGTAATCGGCAAAATACGGCGCGGTAATTTTGAGAGGTGCTAATTGTTCTAGTGCGAATTTATAGACAGACAGCTCATGATCGAAAAAATTTAATTTAAATTCGTCGGTCTCTAAAAATTTGACGATTAGATTTTGCATATAACTAGAAATATCAGCACCCAGCTCGTCGACATCGTTTTTATCGAGTATCGGCAATGATGATAGTTGTTTATAAAATTGTTGAGCAACTAAACTTTTGCCGGCGTTTTTTATTGTGTATTTGCGTTGAACCTCAGCGCAACGAGTTAGCCCGCATGTGCGCAGGTAGGTATTAGCCGCCCGGCCACCACGTTCCTGATAGAGTGAGCCATATTTACGAGCAAAATAACTGCCTATAAATTGCGGAGTGTCACTAAAAAAACGATGAAAATAGTGATATTCGTGTGGTATTTGCTCCCACAGAGGGCGCTCAATTACAGTCAGATCGGCGGGCGGTCTCCGATCTCTATTCGGGTATTGTGATTTTTGCTGGATTGGCGTGGTTGGTAAATATTTTCCCGCTCGGTCATAAAAATCACGCATAGTTGAAAACAGGGCATATTTAACCCTGTTAGTAATTGGTGGTAGCGTCTGCGTGAGTGTTGTCATTAGATTTGAAGTTCTATTTTTACTAAATTAAACAAATTTCTGCATACTCAGCATTACAAATCTGGGTTGCATATATTTATCATCATCAACAATATGCGTAATTTTCATAATGGCCTGATTGTCCGTGTATTCACCGTCTGAATATCCACGTAGAAAAAGAAGGTCTCCGACCTGAAAATCGCGATCGTTAAAGCGCACCTCTGCGGTTTTATTGCCCAACATCACCTGCTCTAGGTGTTCAGGGTCTATTTTTAAATAATGGCATTTCATTTGTGTGGCTCCTCTATTAAACCATTTCAGGCGTTAGTACGCCGATTATTTCCCTAGCTGGTTGACGGTTGCCGTTAGCTGCTACGCTGCGCCTAGCGTCGATTTCGTAGATCTCAAAATCACTAAAAATTTTTCTAATTAATGGATTGTTGCTGTTAGAGATAATTGCAGTTGCACCACGCAGAACAGCCAAATACAGCAGATCGTATAGTTGTTTTGTGGTTGCAGCATCAAATTTGCCGGGAGTGTATCCGGTGAATGTGCCATTGTTGATGTCGGAGACGTAGGGAGGATCGCAATAGATTACATCGCCAAATTTAGCGGTTTTGATAACCGTACTAAAATCAGTGCACACCAATTCAACAGACCCTGAAATTAATTTATTACTAAACGCAATTAATTCGGATTTTGGAAAATAAATATTTTTATATTTGCCACTAGGTACGTTAAATTTGCCGGACGAGTTATAACGACATATGCCGTTAAAACAGTTGCGATTTAAATATACAAATTCGGCGGCGCGCTGTAATGATAATTTTGGAGTAACATTATTAAATTGTGCTCTAACATCGTAAAAATCAGGCCGGCTATCAAATAGTGATTTTGTTTCGTTTAATAAACTGGCGAGATCGTCACGTAGCCATTCATAAACATTAATTAAATCCCTGTTTTTATCGCACAACACATAGCTATCGTAATTAGTGTTAATAAAAACATTTCCCGCGCCAACAAACGGCTCAATGAACCGTTTGCCACTAGGCAGGTGAGGGAGTAATTGAGGAATGAGTCGGTTTTTGCTGCCTACCCATTTTAAAAATGATTTTTCTACACGCATGACAATCACCCAATCCTAATCCAAGACCTCGCTCTCCCAGTCCAAACACTCCCTGAGAGCGATTAAATTAAAATTAACTATAGTAAAATGTTGATTTAGTGATGATTTGATTGCGTCTGTTTTTACTGCCAGTAATGAGGCATCATGGCACGAAATGACAAACTGGGCGTTATCCGCTAAATTACCCAGCTCGTCTGTTGGTACAGCCAATATGCGGACGCCATGATTAGTGAGGAGTTCAAACGTCAATGCCTCAACAATGAACATTTTTAATGTATTTTTAGTTTTTCCGTATGTTGTTGTTTGTTTTTCTACAAAATTAGACATATCTCTCTCCAAATTGATGTTTAATGATTTTTTTACGTTGTTTTTGCCAAAGCGGCGCCTACCGAATTCTGTTTTATTGAATTGTCGGTACATGCTATTGAGCAAGTGGCGTGGAATTTTAGAGCCCATTTCGCTGCCTCATTTCATGGATTCGCTGGCAGTCGACACATAAACTGACGCCATGCACAGCATTTCGGCGGGCGTCAGGTATTTGATCGCCACATTCACAACAATAATGCGCAGATTGACCCTGATGCGGCGATAAACGACTCAAACTCGCGGCGAGCGTTGCATCGATAACGCCCTGCGCTCTGTCCGCAATATCAGCCATTATGATCACCTCGTAATTCTGATTGCATTTTTTCCGCCTCCTGTTCGAGCAGTTCGGCTGCCTCGGTTGGTGTCAGGTAGTTAGTTCTGATGTGCGCGGCTAATCGTTCCAGTTTGGTAGTAAAAACGTCACATAGACCCTGTTTAGTTTCATTTTTAGCCTGATTTAACGCTATTAATAGAGCGTTACCGCTGAGTGTTGTCATGTTCATTTTTAGTGTCTCCGTTCTTTTTTAAAATCGTCCTGTTCGCATAGTGAGAACGTATCAACAATTGATTGCAGTCTGCGTAAACCAATTGATAAATTATCCAAATCCGTATCTGACAAATAGTCATAATTCGCAGGCAACGTACAGGCAAACTGACTACCGTCAGGGTTATAAACCATTGTTGTAGGCTGTTTTATGCCTGATGCCTCTAATAACAAACGTTTTTGACCGGGCTTTAATCGATTAAATGCGGATCGAGCTAAACTGCGTTTACCGTTCAAAATTTGATAAAACTCACGCAAATAGCTGCGATGATTATTGGTGCTGCTGTTTTTTTTGTTTTCCATTTTCATCACCATTTAAATCATTTAATTTAATAACGCTCCCGTTTGGTTTTTCTACCCAGCCATTAGCGTTGTGTTGATTGATATTGATATAAATTACTGTCGATATTCCTGCTGATTTCGGACTCAAATAGATAGCGCGGCTCATTATTCTGCCTCCTCAATATTGATCGTCAGATTACCCTTGTAACTGGCGGCGCCTTCAAGAGTAAGCGCAACCATGTTTATTAATGGTGTTTCGCGACTGGCTGACCCTGCGGTACTGTGTTTTTTACGGATCGGCAATTCACCGTTTCGAATTTTGTTTTTTACCGTTGCCACTGGAATTTTTGCTAAATCAGCAAATTGTTGAGCTGTGACGTACGGTGTTGGTATAGCTATTGCAATTTGAATCGTCATAAGGCATTATTCCTTAATTAGTGTTTATTGATGTTTATTAATGTCGTTTTGCGTTTTTTAATAATAGTTTAATTCGTATTGCGTTGTCAATATAAAAAACAACGAAATGCGTTTTTATTTTTTTGGGAAAAATATGATTGAGTTTGATAATAGTAAAAACGTAATAAAAAGAATCCTCTCAGCTTATAAATTAAAAACAGTTAAATCATTAGCTGACAAATGGAACATGACGGCCAGCGTTATAGGTAGCAGAGTTCAAAGAAATACGTTTCCCTCTGATTTTGTAATTAAATGCATATTAGATACTGGCGCAGATCTGAAATGGCTTTGTACGGGTGAGGGTGAGCCAAATATTGACGGAATTAAAACGAAAAAAAAATCTATCGAATTTTCCAGTGATGATTTGGAAAAATTAGAACGTATTGCGACACTAAAAAATAGCGGAGCAATAACCGACGATGAATATAACCTGTTAAAAAATAGTATTTTTAGTAAAAGCTAATGTATTTTCAATATCGGTTTTTACAAATGATTTCAAAACAATTGTATTGAAGGTAAGAGGAAATTGTTTTATAGTGATCTTGTACTATTTTTTATCCTCTTCAAAATGGAGTCTTATTATGACAAAGAAGAATACACTCAATAAAGCAAGCTTAGATAAAGAAGCTTTAGCGCTATTCATATCTGTCAAAAAGGATATCGAAGAAACAGAAAAACGCATTGAAGAAAAGCGTAAAAGATTTGAAGAGGTTAAACGAAATGGAGCAATGCTGTCAGAAAAGCGGTTCACTTTATGATTTTATTTATCTAGATAAAGTCAGAATAAATACACTATTATCCCAGCTTTCAAACGAGGGAATTACCTCTGAATTAAAAAAATCATTTGTAGATTCAGAAGCAGATCACGGAGCTGCCGGACTTAATATCTCACTCTTTTCTTTAAATAAAGACAAATTAACAACCTTTGAAGATCGATTAGAGAAGTCGATTGATACTTCTTGGATCTTGCCTATGGTTTTGCTTAATGAAATAAACGACTACATAAAACATAATCCAGAGTCTCCAATGTCAGGGGATTTAGTGCTAATTTCAGGTGAAATGTTATTATTAGATTTTCCTACATTGAAAAAAAACTTATCTTTGCTGAAACATATGATTAAGCAAAATAATAAAAATAAAATTGAACGTGATACCAGTCTTGGTATGAAATTATTGGATATGTTACCAAGTACTATCCAACTAAGAATGAAAGAAAAAAATAATAAATATTGGACAACGTTAGAACCCGATTTTTTTACAATTAATTCGGAAGATCTATCTTTAAAATATGGCTCAATTTTGTCAGGAGATTGGCACATACTTGCTTATGTCGATTTTACTCCAAATAAAGAAAAATCTTTAAATAAATATATATCTTATTTTGAAGAAGAGACAGAAAGTACTTTAATGCACCAATCAGTTATCGATGTTTTTGTGTCTAATATGGACTCGCTTAGATCAATTACCGGTTGCAATGATGAAGAATATGCTTTATCTCCAATCATGATCTTTAAATCAGTACGCTAATGTCGATAAGAAAACAAACAAATGGCAAATGGCTGTTTGAAAAATATTTAGAGGGCGGTCGACGCATTCGCAGGACGTTTACAACCAAGGGCGAGGCGTTGGCGTATGAGAGTTACATCGAAGAACAAGCGGCGATTAAGCCATGGGTGGCTGAAAAACAAGATCGGCGGCGGTTGTCAGATTTAGTTAATACGTGGTATTTATCACATGGTAAAACCCTAAGGGATGGCGATAGGGTAAAAAAAATCCTTGAATTTATTAGCGAATCAACCGGCAACCCTATTGCGGATAATTTCACAGCTAAATTGTTTACTGATTATCGAAAACGGAGGATGAGTGGCGAGTTATACAGGACTGATTCTGTCAAAACGGTATCACTGAGAACACTAAATTTAGAATTGGTTTATTTGCGAGCTCTGTTTAATGAGCTAGATAGGTTAGGAGAATGGAATAAACCTAATCCAGTCCAAAATATTAAACAATTTAGGCTCGATGAATCGGAAATGTCATTTCTATCTAATGATCAAATTAAATTATTATTGATTGAATGCCAAAATAGTAGCGTTACTAATCTGCTATTAATGGTAAAAATCGGTTTATGTACTGGTGCGCGTTGGTCAGAAATAGTTAATCTAAAACTATCACAGATAACACCCTATAAGATAACGTACACAAAAACGAAAGGGAGGCGCAACCGTACCGTACCGATCACGAGGGATCTATACGAACAAATACCAACAGATAATAACAAAATATTCAACGGCAGTCATACACAGGCATTTAAAAACGCTATCGAACGGGCGGGTATTGAATTGCCAAACGGTCAATTAACACATGTGCTGCGACATACATTTGCTAGTCATTTCATGATGAACGGAGGCAATATATTAGTATTACAAAAAATACTGGGTCATACTGATATTAAAACAACAATGCGGTATGCTCACCTAGCACCGGATCACCTAGAAGAGGCGACGACACTAAACCCGCTATCTAGCCTAAAATAATGGCGGTAAAA